CAAAACACCTCGATCAGCCACGATCAGACCGGATCGAATTGATTGACCTTGCAACTGGAGAGATAAGCCTAGACCACGCTCAATCGACATTAGGAGGTGTGCAAACACCGCGTATTTGCTCAAAACTCAATGATTTGCCGTCTAAAGGTCAAGAGATGATTGATTTCTCAACTGAGATTGGCATACAGCTAATGGATTGGCAAAAGTTTGTTGCAATTCAGGCTCACAAAGTTAAACCAGATAATCGATGGCATCATTCCGAGATTGGAATTTGCCTAAGCCGTCAGAATGGCAAAAGCACATTGATGATGTTGCGTATCTTGACGGGCATGTTTGTGTGGGGCGAAGGATTACAACTTGCATCAGCTCACAGACTTACCACATCACTAGAAACATTTAGACAGATTGTTGCCTTGATCGAAACACATCCGGCACTTGAGAAGGAAGTAAAGAAAATCAGGTGGCAACATGGCGCGGAGGAAATAGAGTTATTTGGCAACAGGCGGTTTGTTGTCAAGGCTGCTAACAATGCAGCTAGAGGTTTGAGCAAACCCGAAACAATTCACATGGATGAGTTGCGAGAATACAAAGACGAGGATGCATGGTCATCAATGCGTTACTCAATGATGAGTGCAAAAAATCCGCAAGTATGGGTCTATTCCTCAGCAGGTGATCAGCATTCAGTTATACTTAACAAATTACGCGAACGGGCATTGGCATCAGCTACGACCAATGACCCGATTGGTTGGTTTGAGTGGAGCGCAGAACCAGATGCACCAATCTTGCTTCCGTCAGGTGAGATTAACTGGTCTGCATTTGCTCAAGCCAATCCGTCTTTAGGAATGACAATTCATCCAGATAACATTAAAGCTGCAATCAATGATCCACCAGATATTGTGCGCACAGAATTACTTACTCAATGGGTGGATACAATTAACAGCGCAATTGATCCGCAAAAGTGGGCAATGTGCCAAATAGATGCAATACCGCTAGATCCTGAGCAACCTACTTGGCTTGGACTTGATCTATCGCCTGATAGAAAGTTTGGCGCACTAGTTGCTGCTCAAAGATTATCGGGTGAGAGATTTTATGTGCAATTGCTTCATACTTGGTCAAATGATTACAGCTTAAACGATTTAGCAGTTGCCAACGATATTGCGCCTTATGTCAGGAAATACAACACGCAAACTGTTGCTTACAGCAAAAGAACAAGCCAGGCAGTTGCATCAAGGCTAGTTCCTGCAGGCATTCAAGTAACCGACATGGATGGTGCAATATACGCGGAAAGTTGCGACAGATGGCTTGGAGCAATTAACTCACACAGGTTGCAGCATTCTGGACAAGAGGAGTTAACACAGCAAACCTTGTCAGCTGCAAAATTGCCTTATGGTGATGGAAGTTGGATTATTGGAAGGCGAGCAAGTCGAGTGGCAGTTTGTGCCAGCGTTGCAACCGCTTTAGTAACATATTTTGCGACACAACCTGAAACGGAAATAGACATACAAATCGGATAATTAGGTTATATGGTATATTATGTGCTAATGGGATTATTAGATCGTTTTATTACAAACAAGACAATTACACCACTAACTGATGTGGCTGCATCTTATGCACCTTACAACATTCAAGCTGCCGTTGGTGGCGTATTCTTTGGAACACAATCTGCAACGCGTGAGCAAGCAATGTCAGTTCCAGCATGTGCAAGAGCAAGAAACATAATTTGCTCAACAGTCGGATCATTACCAATTGAAACTTACAATCATTTTACAAAAGAACACATAAGACCAACAAGAGTTTTAATGCAACCTGATCCACGAATTCCCGGATCTGCAACTTACGCATGGATCGCCGAGGATATTTTATTCACAGGATTTGCGTATGGACAATGCTTGGACAGTTACTCGGAAAGTGATGGCGCAAGAGTACGAGCATGGACAAGAATATCGCCAGATAGAATTACTTACCAACTAAATTACAATCAAACTGAGATTTTATTTTACAGAATTGATGGCGAGGAATTACCTTTAAGTGGTGTTGGCAGTTTAATTGTATTTAACGGATTAGATGAAGGTGTGCTAAATCGTGCAGGTCGCACAATAAGAGCAGCACAAGAATTAGAAAAAGCAGCTGAGATGTATGCCAAAGAGCCAGTTCCTACAATGGTGCTCAAATCAAATGGCACAAACCTTACTCCAGAGCGCATTACAAGATTACTTGAAAGTTGGAAAGCAAGTCGTGCAACTAGATCAACTGCATTCTTAAATGCTGATGTCGAATTGCAAGCATTAGGTTTCGACCCTGCTAAATTACAATTAAATGAAGCCCGTCAATACTTAGCTTTGGAATGCTCACGCGCAGTTGGTATTCCGGCAAGTTTTATATCTGCCGAAACTACATCAATGACTTATTCAAACATGACAGCTGAAAGAAAAGCATTGATTGACTTCTCATTGCGACCAATCTTGACTGCAATTGAACAAAGACTTTCTATGGCTGATTTTGTGCCAAATGGTGTTGAGGTCAGATTTGACATTGACGATTTCTTGCGTGGATCTGCATTAGAGCGTGCGCAAGTTTATGAAATCCTAAATCGCGTTGGCGCAATGAGCGTTGAGCAAATACAAGAGGAGGAGGACTTGATCCGATGAGTAAAACATTAAAGATCAATTTCCCAATAACACTAACCGCAGCTGATAGTCGCAAGCGCACAATGTCTGGCACAATCGTGTCATTTGATGAAAAAGGCATGACAAGTGCAGGTGCAACAGTATTTGAGAAAGGCAGCATTGATTTCTCTAAGCCTGTCAAATTATTGCTTGAGCATGACCGCACAAGACCAATTGGAAAAATGATTGACATAACAGAGGATGACAAAGGCATTTACGCAACATTTAAGATTGCAGGAACAATTGCCGGTGATGACAGTATGCTCGAAGCAGCTGAGGGATTACGCGATGGATTTAGCGTTGGCGTAGTCGTAGATGATTTTGATGCTAACAAAGGTGTAATGACTGTTAAAGCATCTAGGCTCATGGAGGTCAGTTTGGTCGCTGAACCGGCTATTGACAGCGCAAGAGTTGCAGAAATCGCAGCAAGTCAAACACCAGAGAATTCCGAAGCAACCGCTGAGGAGCAAACAAAAACACAGGAGGACATTGTGTCAGATACACAAACAGCTCCTATCGCGACCGAAGCGGTAGAAGCTACAAAATCTGAGCCTGTGGCAATACAAGCAACTCAACCAGTTGCTTACACAAAGCCACGCTCACCAATTAAAACACAAGCTCATTTCTTAGAGCACTCAGTCAAAGCATCACTTGGAAATCGTGATAGCGCAGAGTGGGTATCACATGCAAAAGCAGAGGATGCAAAATTACTTACTTTCGCAGACAATTCGTTCAGTACAAATCCTGCATTTTCTCCGCGCCAATTCATTTCACAGGTAACCGATACACAAATTGGTGCAAGAGGTGCAATTGATGCAATTGGAACTCGAGCATTGCCACGCGCCGGAATGCAGGTAAGTTTTCCAAAAATAACCACTTCTGGAAGTGTCGCAGAAACTGGAGAAGGATCAGCACCATCAGAAACAGGAATTGTTTCAAGTTATGTTGATGCAACTGTAAAAGCCTACAAGGGTTTGCAACGCTATTCTGTGGAGATTTTGGACAGAGCAGATCCTAGCTTTTATCAGGCGATGCTTGAAAACATGAGGAGAGTTTATGCTCAGGCAACTGAGGCTGCTGTAATTGCAGAATTAACATCAGGCGGAACACAAGGAACAGCAACATCAGCCGATCTTGATGGAATTGTTGCATTCGTAAAGACAGAAACACCTGCTGCATATCTTGCAACTGGTGAGTTAGCAACACGCTACATTGCTGGAACTTCACAATGGGGATTACTAATTGGCGCACAGGACAGTTCAAAGCGACCAGTATTCTCAGCTGTAAATCCACAGAATGCCGCTGGAGCAGCATCACCACTATCGCTACGCGGAAATGTAATGGGCTTGGATTTATTCGTGTCCAATAAGGCTGTTTCAACTTCAATTGATGAGAGCGCATTTATTGTTGTGCCATCATCTGTTGCAATCATGGAAAGCCCAGTTCTACAACTTTCCACAAATGTTGTTTCAACTGGCGAAATTGAAACAATGCTTTACGGCTACATGGCTGTTAAGACACTTGTTGCCGGTGGAGTTAGACGCTTTAACCTAACCTAATAATGGTCATGCCTGTGGTTGCTCCCGATCACAGGCAGTTGCTCTAGGGAGATCTAAAGGAGATGACATGCCAACCATAATTACAGCTGCACAGTTGCGAAGTGTGCTTGGTGTGTCATCTGCCTTGTATGACGATACTTATTTAAACCAAATTATTGACACAGCAGAAACAGTTATTCTGCCAATGCTAGTTACATTTAAAGCACCCATCGAGAAGGTATCGCTGACAGATAATGTCGCTACTTTCACTACACTAGGAATACATGAATTCACCGAAGGACAATCAGTTGTCATCACAGGATGCGGAAGCCCATACAACGGAACACGAACAGTTTTGGCAGGAGATCTGGAGCAATACACCTTTACGGCTGCAATCACTAATGCCAATATACTCGAAGCTAATGTCATCCCATCCGGAGTTGCTACCTTATCTGGTGCATCAACTTATGTTGGAAACGCAGCTGTTCAATCAGCCACTTACACAGTTTCAGTCGAAGTCTTTCAAGCAAGACTTGCCGGAGGCGGACAAATCGAAGGAGTAGATTTTACAGCCACACCATTTCGCATGGGCAGAAGTTTATTCAATAAATGCGTTGGCTTACTTGGCTCATACATTGATCCTGAAAGTATGTGTCAATAAATGCCGAGCACAATTCTCTCAGCAGTTCGCACACCACTAGCCACAGCACTTGCTGGCGTTGCAGGAAATGTTTATTCATTTGTGCCTGAAACTGTTATTCCACCAGCTGTTGTAGTTGTGCCAGATAGCCCATACATTGAATTAGAAACAATTAACAAATCTACTATTCACGCAAAACTTAATTACACAATCTCAGTTGCCGTTGCTTACAATAGCAATCCTGCTTCATTAGATAATATCGAGCAACTAATAATGAGCGTTCTGGCAGTTATCCCAACGGGATATGTTGTCAGTTCAGTAGAAAGACCTACTGTTACACAAGTTGGAGCAAGCACGCTGCTAATTGCAGATGTTCGAGTTTCTACCTACTACACACAAACCGCATAAGGAGAAATCATGGCAACCACAGTAATCACCGGTCGCGATATTTCGTTGTCTTTCACAGGTGGAACAGACATCGAAGCACAAGCAACCAGCGCAGTATTAACAAAAGTGAATGAGCGACAAGCTTACGAAACACTTGATGGCACAGCTTACAAAACGACCAATATCAGCGGATCGTTCGCTTTGTCTATGCTAGCCGATTGGGGCAAGGCAAGTTCTGTTTGTGAGGCATTATGGACAGCAGCAGAAGGCTCACCAGACACAGACATTTCAATCACACTAACAACTGCAACTGGAGCACAATTTGTGTTTCCAATTAAGCCTGAATTCCCAACAGCCGGAGGCGCAGGAACTGATGCGCAGACTGTTGATTTTGAATTCACAGTTTCAGGTGGAGCAGTAGTCGAAACATTCAGTTAAGAAATAGAAACGGGAGCAAAATGAAGTTACCAATCACAATTGAATATAACTCAGGCGAGCAAGCAACATACATTGCCCAACCGCCTGAGTGGGCTAAGTGGGAGAAGGCTACTTCTTTCACTATTAGCCAAGCAAAAGAAAAACTTGGCATGTGGGATCTGATGTTTTTAGCATACAACGCACATAAGCGTGAAGCTGCTGGAAAACCAGTCAAACCATTTGAGGCTTGGATGGAAACTATTTCCGATGTAATAGTCGGTGATGCAGACCCAAAAGTCATCCAGCAGGAAGCCTAAGCAGATTATTGGTTGAGTTGGCAATTGCCACAAAGATACCAATGAGTGAATGGGTTGATGCAGACGACATCTTGACAGCAATAGAAGTATTGGAGGCTCGACATGGCAATTAGCACCACACCTTCAATTTTCTACGAAAAACGAGAACTAAATAACATTGCTAAAGTTTTGCGGCAAATGAGCGATATTGCTGTTGCAGAAACAAAACGCAAAGTTCAAGAATTAGCGCAAAAGGAATTAGATGCAATAAGGCGCATTGCATCATCAAGAGGCAAGGTTGCTGATCGTATTGCGCAAGGCGGTCAAGTAAAAGCATCATCATTATTAGGTGAAATACAATTTGGATTTGCAGGTCAAAAATTTAGCGGTGGTGCAACAACACAATTTAACACTCGCAATGATGTTAAAGGCAAACGCAAAGGTATTGGTGCAGCTTACGAATTTGGTTCGAGCAAATATCCACAATTTCCGCGTTGGTCTGGTGGAATGGGTAAAGGTTCTGGTTCTCGTGGTTGGTTTATTTATCCAACAATAAGACATTTACAACCAACACTTATTAAAGAGTTTGAGGATATAATTACAAAAATTAGAAAAGAGTTTGCTGATGGCAAGTAGAACCTTAACGCTATCTCTAGCTGCTGACATTGATAATCTTAAAAAAGGATTAAAAAATGCTGATGATGAAATACAAACATTTGGCGATAAGGTCGGCGCATTTGGCAAAAAGGCTGCTGCTGCATTTGCGGTCGCTGCTGCTGCTGCCGTTGCCTATGGCACTAAATTAGCCGTTGATGGCGTCAAGGCTGCAATAGAGGATGAGGCTGCGCAACTTAGGTTAGCAAGTGCGTTAAGGACTGCCACAGGTGCAACTGAAGGTCAAATAAAGGCAACTGAGGATTTTATCCTCAAAACATCTTTAGCAACAGGCGTGGCTGATGACAGCCTTAGACCAGCCATGCAAAGACTTGCAGTTAGCACAAAAGATACTGGTGAAGCACAAAGATTATTAAGCCTTGCTTTAGATATTAGCAAAGGTAAAGGCATTGAATTAGAAACAGTTGCAAACGCATTAGGTCGTGCTCAAGATGGCAACACAATGGCTCTTGGCAGATTAGGACTTGGATTATCTAAAGCCGAACTCTCAACATTAACTTTTACCGAAGTGCAGGCAAAACTATCTGAACTTTATGGTGGCGCAGCTGCTACAAACGCAGAAACATTTCAAGGCAAGATTGATCGCTTAAAAGTTGGATTTGATGAGGCTAAGGAAAGTCTAGGCACAGCCTTATTGCCACAGGTTGAGAAGTTTATTACATTTATTAACGATGTTGGTGTTCCAGCACTTAACGGATTTATTGCAGGACTTACAGGCGATGCAGGATTAAACGCAGCCTTGTCAGAAACTCAACAAGGTGCAGCAAGTTTTGGCAGAACCATTGCGAGTATTTCAGGCATCATTTCAGGATTTATTACATTCCTTAGAGAAGCCATTGGCTTGGTCGTATCACTTGCCAATGAACTGATCCGAGCAGTTAATATAATTCCCGGAGTTAATATCAGCCCATTCTCTAACCCAGCACCATCAGCTAGATTGCCGGCAGTTCCAAGCCGACCTAATGGCGGTTACACAACAGGCGGTGGAGTTACAAATATAACTGTAAATGCTATTGATGGCGAAGGTGCTGCAAGAGCTGTGGCAAGTGTGCTAAATCAAAGTGCAGCAAGATCAGCAGGATTATTAGTCGGCGGAACAGTAGGCAGATAATGACCGCTTGGTCACCCGATTGGAAACTTACTGTCGCAGGTGTTGATTATACTGACATTGCAATAAGCGATATTCAGCATCAGGCAGGTCGAACAGATATTTACCAGCAACCAAATCCATCTTATTTGCAAATTACATTTGTGGCACTTACTGGACAGACATTGCCATTTGATATTAATGATAGTTTAAGTCTGCAAGTTAAAGACACATCAGCTGCTTATGTCAATATATTTGGCGGTGATATAACAGATATTACAGTCAGCGTTGGCGCAACTGGATCAATTGGAACTGTTATTCAATACTCAGTCCTTGCAATGGGATCACTTGTTAAATTAGCAAAAGAATTGTATTTAGGAACAATCTCACAAGATGAGGATGGCAATCAAATCTATGCTTTATTGTCCAGCGTATTACTTGGCACTTGGAATGATGTGCCAGCAGCTACAACTTGGGCAGGATACGATGCAACTGAAACATGGGCTAATGCGCTAAATCTAGGACTTGGTGAAATTGACACTCCGGGCTTATACACAATGGAAAACAGAGCAGCGGAAACAGATACTATTTACAACATTGCAAGCCTTATTGCTAACTCAGCATTTGGATATTTATATGAGGACAATGAAGGAAACATTGGGTATGCAGATGCAGACCACAGGCAGAACTACTTGCTTACTAACGGCTATGTTGATCTGAGTGCTAATCATGCATTAGGTCAAGGACTAAGCACGATTACTAGATCAGGTGATATTCGAAACGATATTGCCATCAATTATGGTAACAATTTTGGCTCACAGGAAACAGCTACATCTGCAACATCAATTGCAACTTATGGCTACAAAGCCGAAAGCATTCAATCAGTTCTTCACGATGCTACCGATGCTCAAGCTGTGGCAGATCGCTATATTGCTCAAAGAGCCTTTCCATTGCCAGCATTTCAGAGCATTACCTTCCCAATCACAAATCCAGAGATTGACGATAGTGATCGGGATAATCTGCTTGGCGTATTCATGGGGCAACCACTCAACTTGCAAAACCTACCTGATCAAATATCAGGCGGTGAGTTTGAAGGCTATGTGGAAGGCTGGTCATGGAGCACTAGGTTCAACGAATTATTCCTGACAATCAACTTGTCGCCAGTGGCATATAGTCAAGTGGCGATGCGTTGGAATACAACACCAATAACTGAAACATGGCAAACAATAGATCAAACTTTGACATGGGAATACGCTACAATCGTAGCCTGAGATAAAGGATAATATGGCAACCACTACCAATTACGGCTGGACTACACCAGATGACACTAGCCTTGTAAAAGATGGCGCAAGTGCTATTCGCACGCTTGGATCATCTGTTGATACAACAACCAAGAACTTAAATCCTGAAACAACTCTTGGCGATCTTTCTTTTCGCTCATCAACATCAAATGTAAATACTAGACTTGGCATTGGTGGCACAGGAACAGTCTTGACAGTTGCATCTGGAGTTCCAAGTTGGGCTACACCTTCAAGCGGTTCTATGACTTTAATTAGCACTACTACTTTGACAGGTGCAAGCGTAACTTTATCGAGTATTCCACAGACTTACAATGATTTGAGATTAGTTATTCAAAATCCACTACCAGCAACAGATGCTGCTTATGTTCAATTGCAATATAATGGTGTAACCACAAGTCAATATTTTGGTTCAACAGGATCATATTATTCAGAAAATGTAGTTACTGCTGGTGCATTAGTTACAGCTATGGATATCGCTGGCACAACTGGTTTAGATAATAGCGTATCAAATAGTGAAATGATACATACAATTTTGGATTATACAAATTCAGTAACTCGTAAATCTATTAACACTTATGCAGTTACAACAAATCCTACAACAACGACTGCACATTATATGGGAATATATCCAGCTATGTATGGTCAAACAACTGCCATATCATCAATTTTAATTAAAATGAATACTGGCAATTTTACATCAGGCACAGCGCTACTTTACGGAGTTAAATAATGACTAACACTAAACCACAGGTAAAAATTGTTAATTGCGAAACTGGCGAGGAAATTGTCAGAGATGCAAACGCTGAGGAAATTGCTCAGATAGCAATAGATGCTAAAAATGCTGATGCAAGAAAAGCCGAAATACAAGCAAAGGCAACTGCTAAGGCAGCAATTCTTGATCGCATTGGTTTAACTGCTGATGAACTTAAAACGATACTTGGCTAACAATGCCAACTCTAATTGAGGTCGCTAAAGCAGAAATTGGTTATACCGAAACAGGTATAAATGACACAAAGTATGGCGATTGGTATGAACTAAACAATCAGCCTTGGTGTGCCATGTTTGTATCTTGGTGTTATGACAAAGCAGGACTTGGTGGCAAGGTCAAATCCCAATCTAAAAAAGGATTTGCAAGCTGTGCTCATGGTCTTAAATTCTTTGCAGAAACAAATAAGTTAATCCCAGTTGGTCAGGCTAAAGCCGGTGATATTGCATTCTTTCAATTTGACAAAGATGCCGAGCCTGATCATGTTGGCATAATCAAATTTAACAATACAGTTCTAAAGTATTTGCAGGTTATCGAAGGTAATACATCAGCAGACAAAAGTGGCAGTCAATCCAATGGCGATGGCGTATATCTAAAGCGCAGAAGTTACTCATTGGTAATGGCTGTCGCCCGACCATAGGAGCAAAATGAAACTATCAAACAAACACAAAGCAGCAATCAAGTCATATCTAAGAGCTGTGGGTGCAAGTGGTTTAACTGTTGCATTGGCAATTGTTGCTGACATACGACCAGAGTTTGCAGTATTACTTGGTGCGTTAGTTGCACCGCTTGCTAAGGCAATTGATCCAAGTTCCGGGAGAGAAGTGGATTATGGTGTTAATGCGAAATGACCGCAAACGAAATAATTGGTATTGCCGTTGGCGCAAGCACTTTAATCGCGACTGGATTGCTGGTTCTACGCTGGGTTATTAAAGCCTATTTGCAAGAGCTTAGACCTAATGGTGGTTCAAGCATGAAGGATCAGTTGAACAGATTAGAGGCGCGTGTTGATGATCTGTTTATGTTAATTAGTAAGCGATAATTTATTTATGGCGAACACACGAAAACCTATCAAACGCAAAAAGATCAATCGTCGCGTAGTTCGCCAAACTCCTGATCCAACAAAGATTGATGCTCATTACATTGCATTGCATACTTGTTACACAGCTGCAAGGCGTGCCGGATTTACACCAGAGCACGCATTTTGGTTAATGACTGAGCACAAAACATTTCCTGATTGGGTAGTCGGTGATGGTGGCATCATTCCTAGTATCGATCCCACAGAAGAGGATGACGATTAAGCGCATCGCTTTTGTGAGCGATCTTCAAGTGCCATTCTTTGATGAATTGGCAGTCAAGTCAGTAGGCAAATTTCTTGCCAAATGGAAACCACATCGCACTATTTGCATCGGAGATGAAATTGATCTCCCACAACTTGGTGGTTTTAATGCCAATACAATTGATGAGATGGTCGGCAACATCCATGAGGACAGATTACAAACTCAACAGGTTTTAACTTATCTTGGTGTAACAGATGTGCTTGGTAGTAATCATGGCATCAGGCTTTACAGATCAATAAAGAAACGATTGCCCAGCTTCTTAAATTTGCCTGAGATGCAATATGAAAAGTTTTTAGGTTATGACAAACTAGGCATCAAGTTTCATCCTTACGGCTTAGACTGGGCGCATGGTTGGACTGCCGTTCATGGCGATGCTTTTCCACTTAGCCAAGTGCCGGGTCAAACAGCCTTAAATGGGGCTAGGAGGCTTGGAAAGAGTGTAGTGTGTGGACATACCCATAGATTAGGGCAATCAGCCTTTACAGAGGCTTCTAGGGGTCAATTAGGCAGGACTGTGTGGGGCGTTGAGGTAGGCAATTTAGTAGATTTAAGTAGTTCAGGCATGGCATACACAAGAGGTTATGCAAATTGGCAAACTGGCTTTGCTGTGGCTTATGTGCAGGATCGTAAAGTGCAGTTAATTACTATCCCAATCAATGCAGATGGCAGCTTTATATTTGAAGGCAAGGTATATGGGGCTTGAAACAGACTATAAGCACCGCACGATTGATGACCATATCGATGATTTTGAGGATATTAGCGTTATCTAATCGTTATACAACACGCCGAAAGTAATTAACTAAGCCTCCTTGATTTAGGTCATACTTTATGCATACCACAGATGGACTGTGGATATGTTGGGAGCGACATGAAGCTAGACACCGGCAGCCGAGAAGCTGCTAAAGAGTATGCACACAAAGGCTGGGCTGTATTGCCTTTATTGCCTAATAAAAAAGATCCGCACTTTGACCTTGTTCAAAGAGCCTATCTATCAGCTACAACCGATCAAACACTTATTAACTTTTGGTTTGATTATGATGAGAATATCAATATCGGCATTGCTTGTTATCAATCAGGCATGGTGGTCTTTGATATTGATTATCGCAATGGCGGTGAGTTACTGCCTGAATTTGAGCCAACTTACACAGTTCAAACTGGTGATGGTCTGCATTTGTATTACACAGCGGATCAATCGACTGTGTTTCGTGGCAAATTAAATGATGGGATTGACATCAAATGGAAAGGCTATGTTGCAGCTGCACCATCAATCCATCCGTCAGGAGCAACCTATAAGGTAATTGATGACAGAAATCCTGTTGCATTGCCTAAAGTAATACGGGAGTGGGCAACAAAATGATTGAAACAACAGCAGCTTGGATAGTGCTTTACAGCGTGTTTGGTTATTTTATTGTTTGGGGAATTTACTCAACAGTGAAAGATAATGCCTTCCAGTCGGGTTACTGGAAAGGTCGTAAAGACGGCTATGACATGCACCGCCGTATTGCAGACAGCAAATCAGATGCCAACAACAACTGAACAGTTATTTGACAATGTCATCAAAACTATTCATGCGCGAGGTGTCAGTTATGGGCATCCAATTACAAACCACAAGAGGATTGCCGAACTGTGGAGTGCATATCTGGGTTATCCAATTCAGCCAAACGAGGTTGCAATTTGTATGGCGTTGGTCAAGATCAGCCGCCAAGCTGAAGATCCTAAAGTCCTTGACAATTACGAGGATTGTCTTGCCTACATCTCAATTGCTAAAACCATCACAGATGCCATGCAAGACGACACAGACGATTGGAAAGACTAATGGCATTTAACTTATCAGAATATGAGGATGTGGCTACCTTAAACAAGTGGTTTATATCTAACTTTCCATCCGGTCGATCTGACATATCTGTAATCAGCCATGATGCAGTCAATGGTTATATCTTGATCCAAGCAACTCTTTGGCGAGATAGCAAAGACACATCACCGGCAGTTAGCAATGTGGCATTTGGCGCACGGGAGAGTTATATCCAAAACATGAAAAAGTTTTATGTTGAGGATACAGCTACAAGCGCATTGGGTAGAGCAATTATCTTGCTAAAAGGATCTGACAAAACAGCGACAAAAGATGATATGAGAAAGGTTGATGATGCACCGATTAAAAACATTTATGGCAAGAGTGGCAATTCGCAAGTTATTGAGTTGGCACTCAGAAAGTCATTTGCAGATGATGCTAAGCCAACAAGCGAACCAACAACTTGGTCAGTCGGTGATGTTGCCGAAGCCTTATCGACCAAACCTAAACAGCAAGAATGCACACATGGCTTAATGATATTAAAAGAAGGAACTGCTAAAACTGGGCGACCATTTCATGGGTATGTATGCAGCGCACCAAAAGGTCAGCAATGCGATGCTAAGTGGGCAGTTACAGCTGCTAATGGCAGTTGGTTCTTTAGAGAGGAGGATTAAATGGGTGAAATGATAATGATTGATGGCTCAGGACTACTTGCGCGATTTACCGATCAAGGCGTAGTCCTAGAGCCAACAACCGATCGATGTATAAGCTGTAATGACGACAGATTATTACATGATGGTCAGTATTTGGTTTGCAGCCAATGTGATTGCAGACAGTAGTATATGTCAATCAATAACATAACTCAAAATGTCTATTCTGATGAATGGCATACTGACGAAACCATTGTCAATTTAGGCTTGTATTATTTACAACCTAAGCAAAATACTGTTGTGTTGTGTCCTTACGATACTGCAAATAGTCTATATGTTAAAAATTTGCAAAAGTTTGGCTGTGAAGTAATATTTGCAATTGACGATTTTATTACAAATAACAGCTATAAATTTGATTATCTTATTACCAATCCACCATTTTCTATAAAAGACAAAGTAATTGAACAGGTGTATAGATACGGAAAACCATCTTTGCTCATGCTTCCTCTGGATAGTTTAGGCGGTGTCAAAAGAACTAGTTTATATAAACAATATGGTAAGCCTTTTGTGATAATACCTCGTAGGCGTATAAATTATTATGATGAAAATGGTGTTAAACGAATGGGTGCTTCTTTCCATTCAATTTACGCTTTATTTAATACTGGTAAAAGCGGCATAGAATGGGAACAAGATGACACTATTTAAGTGTAATGGTTGCAGTCGCAAGACTGAGTTCCTATGGCTTGAGCAATTAGATACGCTCGAAGGATTTAAGGCTTATCAATGCATGGATTGTGGCTGTGTCGGCATCAAAAATATAGCTGAAGCGTTATCTATTCCAGACAGCTCAATTAGCCGGTGTGATCAATGTGGTGCATGGCAATTTAAGGATTTGCCTTGTCATACTTGTAATTTGATTGGGGCAAAGTAATGGGATTATTAATGGCTGATAAATGGTATGGCAAAGGCGTTAAAGTTGAAAGGCAATTTAAACTCAGATGTTTAAAATGTTCTGGATATCATTTTACAATGACATTAACTTGGCGAAAACGATTTTATACAAAATCAAAAACTATGTGCCCTAATTGTAATTATGTTTATGGTCGCACAGTTGCTAGAAATGCGTGGTCATAAATGCCTACCTATGAATACAGCTGTGCCGAATGTGGCACCTATGGATCTACTAGCAGCTCTTATGCAGATAATTTACCAAGTATGGAATGCCCTAAATGCATGACCATTATGAATCGTTTGTACTCAGCACCAGGCATTGTCTTAAGGGGTAATGGGTGGGGTAGTAAGCCATGAGTGATGGTGGTTATGCAGAAACTTGGTTAGAGCAAGATGATCTACGCATTATGACTTGCCGTCTGACCTGCGGTTATGTTAATTGATTTGCATTGGTGTGCTACCCTGAACACGCGTTCGACCTTAAGTCGAAAAGCTGGGTCGCCAACGGCTAGACCCGGAAGGCGCAGAGTTTGGGCGATCCTATTGCTAATTGCATTTAGCATTGGCTTATCAAAAGATTATTCCGTTGCTTATAGTCAATACAAAACACAGCATTACAAACAATATACATTTATAGAATTAAATGATTTAGATCAGTATTACTGCATTGAGCAGCTGTGGCAGAAGGAAAGCAAATGGAACCCAAAAGCAGATAATCCTAAATCTACAGCTTATGGAATACCACAAATGTTAAAGATGAAAGAGCAAAACCCATTCAGACAAATAGACATTGGCTTACGCTATATTGAGCACAGACATCAAACGCCATGTCAAGCATTAGCCTTCCATAATCGCAAAGGATATTACTGATGAGTAGCAGTGCATTACGATCTACTGGATCTACAAGACAATGGACAAAGATTAAACAAAGGATACTAAGGCGAGATGGGTTCATCTGCCAATACTGTGGGCAAGAAGCTAATACAGTCGATCATGTGATACCT